GAAGAATCTCCTGTAGACATTGAAGAGGATCTTGCTGCTCTGTTTGGCGGCGAAGAACTCTCCGAAGAATTCCAAGAAAGAGCGAAGACCATCTTCGAGGCTGCTCTTACTGCTAAAGTAAATGAAGTCCAAGAAGAGCTCGCCAAAGAATACGAAGCTACCCTGTCTGAGCACCTTGAAGGTGTTAAGCAGGAGCTCATTGAGCGCGTCGATGCATACCTTGAGTATGTTTCCGACGAGTGGCTCAAGGAAAATGCTCTGGAAGTAGAGCACGGTCTGAAGACCGAAATGACCGAATCGTTCCTGAGTGGAATGAAGGGTCTTTTTGAAGATCATTATGTACACATCCCTGAAGATAAATATGATGTTTTGGAGAGCATGGTCTCCAAACTTGATGAAATGGAAAACAGACTTAACGAACAAATCGAGAAGAACATTTCCCTGAACAAGCGCCTTGGCGAATCTACAGCTGATGGAATTTTCCGCGAAGTCGCTGAAGGTCTTGCTCAGACACAAAAGGAAAAGTTATATTCTCTCGCTGAGGGAGTCGAGTTTGAGGGCGAAGACGCATACCGTGAGAAGCTGGTTACGCTGAAGGAATCTTATTTCCCCAACAACAAAGCAGCTCAAACATCTAATAAAGCTGAAACCCTTTCTGAAGGTGTCAGTGCTGAGGGCATCGATGTTTCTAACTCGATGGCATCTTATCTGAAAGCCCTTGGAATGGGCCAATAATCAATCCGCAAACACAATCTCCCAACACGAGGTAAACAAGGACAATGTTTAATTCTGAACATTTAATGGAGAAGTGGGCTCCATTGCTCGACGCCGATGGCGCGGGCGCTATTAAAGACTCCCACCGTAGAGCAGTTACCGCCGTTCTTCTTGAGAACCAAGAGCGTTTCCTGCGTGAGCAACATGCCTTTGAAAACGGCAGCTCGATGCTGACCGAAGCCCCCACCAACTCTGCTAACGCTGTTGGTGCTTCTAACGGTTTCACTGGTGGCGCTACCGCTACTGGTCCTGTTGCTGGTTTCGACCCCGTTCTGATCTCGCTGATCAGACGCTCCATGCCTAACCTGGTCGCTTATGAGCTGGCTGGCGTTCAGCCTATGAACGGTCCTACTGGACTGATCTTCGCAATGCGCTCCCGCTACACCGATCAGTCTGGCACCGAGGCATTCTTCAACGAGCCCGACACCACCTTCTCTGCTGGTAACACCCTGGGTCAGGAGACTCAAGGTAACTACAGCGGTCAGGTTGGCGCTGGCGGCACCGTTGGTTTCGGTTCGACTGGTACTCAACTGGGCGACAACCCCCAGATCCTCAACGCTTCTGGCGCTGCTCTGGGTAACAACAGCCAGTACACCACTGGTCAAGGTATGGCGACTGGTGACTCCGAAGCTCTGGGCGACGGCACCAATGGCGATTTCAACGAAATGGCATTCTCGATCGAGAAGGTCACCGTTACCGCTAAGTCCCGTGCTCTGAAGGCTGAGTACTCCTTAGAACTCGCACAAGACCTCAAGGCTATCCACGGTCTGAACGCTGAAGCCGAACTGGCAAACATCCTGTCCAGCGAGATCCTCGCTGAGATCAACCGTGAAGTCATCAGAACCATCTATAAGGTTGCTGAAGCTGGTTCGCAGGTCAATGTTGCTAACCAAGGTTTCTTCAACCTGGATGTTGACTCCAACGGTCGCTGGAGCGTTGAGAAGTTCAAGGGTCTGCTGTTCAACATCGAAAGAGATGCTAACAGAATCGCCCAGAGAACTCGTAGAGGGAAGGGTAACATCATCCTGACTTCTGCTGATGTTGCTTCTGCTCTGACCATGGCTGGTGTACTCGATTACACCCCCGCCCTTAACGCCAACCTGCAGGTTGACGACACTGGTAATACCTTCGCTGGTACTATCAACGGCAAGTACAGAGTCTATATCGATCCCTTCTCTGCCAACAGTGCTGCTAACCAGTACTATGTTGTCGGTTACAAGGGTTCCAGCCCCTATGACGCTGGTCTCTTCTACTGCCCTTATGTTCCTCTGCAAATGGTTCGTGCCGTTGGCGAGAACAGCTTCCAGCCCAAGATCGGCTTCAAGACCCGTTATGGTCTTATCGCCAACCCCTTCGCAGAAGGCACCAATCAGGGTATGGGTCGCATCTTCCCCAACACCAACCGCTACTACCAGAGAACGGTTGTTCAAAACCTCATGTGATTCATTCACAACTCAATCAGG